GGATACGGGCGAGCTGCGCACGCTGGAGGATGGCACCCTCTGCGACGACGAATGGATTGCGCGCATGTGGGCGAAGGAGCCTGCGAGCTGGGCAGGCATCACGCTTGACGGCCTGTGGGAGATGCGCCCGCAAGGTGCATGGTTTGCGCCTATCTGGAATGCGGCGTCTCACGTATCGGACTCCGCGATGCTGGACGGCGAGAGCTACTGGCATCTCGGCATTGACTACGCGAGCGCCGACAGGCCTCAGGGTCTGGTCGCAGTCCTGGTGCGCGTTGAGCCTACGCGCGGCGATGCAGGCCGGCAGTCGGAGAGCATCATCGTGGAGGATCTCGTCAGCCTGCCGGGTAGTGCGACGGTCACCATGTTTGCTGCTGAGATTGTGCGGATGCTGAAACGGAACGGCCTGCAATGGCGCAACCTGCGCACGGTCTACGGGGATAACCCCGTGCAGGGCAGGCACGAATACAAGGGCAACTACGACCTGACGCGCCGACTCGCGCTCGAGCTACAAGTCGCGCAGACGGGTATCAGCCCCCGAATCCTCGGCGCAAAGGAACGAATGAGCGGCGGCAGTCGCGATACCGGGTGCAGGTATCTGTACGAGGCGATGGCCTCGCAGCGCATCGTGGTACGCAGCCGGTGCAAGGTGCTGATCGAGGCGATCGAGTCGTGGGATTACACGGCGCAACATCCCGCTAAGGACAGGATAGACGCGCTACGATATGCGCTCAAAGACTACATTTTTCCATCGGGTCGGCAGTTTGCGTCTGTCACCCGTGTAAGGTAGGCCCATGTACCATACCGACAGCCTCTACATTATCCCGCCTCCCGGCGACGACCTCGGCGAGCTTACCCGGTGGGAGCATAGCCGGCTTGTTCGGCGCATGTTGGACGGCGCATGGGAGCAAGACCTACAGAATCGTGTAGCGCGCGAGGTCGGCAGAGAGAGAGCCGACGCATGGGGCGTGGCAAAGACGACCTCGATGCCGCTTGTATCCATCTGCCGTGAGACGGCCGCGCTCTACCTGACCGAGCCCGAAGTGCGCGTCGGCGACACTCCCATCTTCGGGCCATTCGCCCAGGCCATCACGGCCTCGGGCCTCTGGCCTCGGATGCCCCGCTATCAGGCGATGGTCATCGGCTTGCGCGAATGTGCATGGCGCGTCTCGGTGCTGCCGACTGGCGAGATCCAGTACCGACCGGTTTTTCCCGACATGCTCATCGCCGAGGGCTCGGACGACCAGCCCGATACGCCTTACGAGATCAAAGAGATGCGCTACCGCGACGAATACGGGTGGTGCTGGGACTACCTCTGCATCGACCCGACCGATCCAGAAGGCCCGGTCTATCAGGTGCTGCAAGTCTCGACCGGTGCCGACATCAGTATCGAGGTGCTCGGCGGCGACTTCAGCGGCCCGAACTACCCCTATCGTCGCAGCGACGGAACCCCGATTCTGCCCTACGTGCTCTACCACGCCGAGAGCCTCGGCGACCGGCTATGGAACTGGCGCGGCAACTGGGAGACGGTGCAGGCCTGTTTAGATTTGGGCGTCAACAATACCTTTCTCGGCCATGTGCTGCGCGATGCCAGCTTTCCCCAGCGGTACACGCTTGACTGCGGATTTGTCGGCGCGATCCCGGCCGGCATGGATTCGTTTTCGCAGCGCGTCGAGGTCATCGCCGACCCTGCCGTAATCATGCGAGCCGAGTCGACGCAGGAAGGTCGCCAGCCGATGATCGGTCAGTTTCAAGCTGGCGCAAACCCCGTCGAGTTAGAGGGCGTCATCAGCTCGATCGCGAATCGCATCGCCATCGACGCGGGCCTGCCGCCTGCCGACATCCAGCGCATGGGGGGAACGGCACGCAGCGGCTACGCGATCGCGCTGTCGAACGAGGGCAAGCGGGCAGCAGCTCGTCGGTACGCTCCGGTCTTTCGACGCGCTGACGAACAACTGATGAGCACGACAGCGGTGCTGTGGAACCGTGCGACTGGCGCTGCGCTCCCCGAGCTAGGCTATCAGATCACCTACAAAGACCTACCGCTTAGCCCCGAGGAGCTGCAGGCTCGTCGGGCAAACGTGATTGAGCTGATGGGCGCTGGCCTGCTTAGTCGCACTCGCGCTTACATGGAACTCAACCCCGGCATGACCGAAGCGAGCGCGGTCAACGAGCTTGCGCGCATTGACGCCGAGCGCCTCCGCATGTCCATCCCCTAACCCCCGAGGCAAAGTGAACGACACTACCACTACCCCTATCCCCGAGACTCTCGACATCCCCGAGGATGCCACCCCGAAGGCCCGCGATCGCATCGTGGCGCTTGCTGCTGAAAAAGCGCAGCTGCGATCGCAGCTTGACTCGCTGACTCCGCAAGTCGCAGCGGCTGCGACTTTGCGCGGCGAGCTGGACACGCTGCGCGCCCAACACGACGCAGCTCGCGCCGAATGGCAAGCCGCGCAAACCGGATGGACTACCGAGCGGGCGATCCTGTCGGCGGGCATCACTGACCCCGAGGCAGCGGACATCGTAGCGCACGCTTACAGCCGAGTCGCTACACCGGCCGAAGGTGCAAAGCCGACGCTGTCCGAATGGCTGGCGAATCGCGAAGCGTTGCCAAAAGGTGTTCGGGCCTACCTGCCTGACGCATCGGGCGCGGTGGCTACAATGCCTGCGACGGGTCAAGCGACTACGGCGCCTGTTCTGCCGCCTACGCCATCGGTGAACGCAGGCGCCAGCTCGGGCACGGCAGCGCCGGCTAAAACCTTTAGCCCCGAGGCTATCCAGCAGATGCTGGGCACCCCGCAAGGGCGCGCGGCCTATGCGGCGAATCGGACTGCAATCCTTGCCAGCCTAAAGTGATACATGTGACACGTTGACACGCTCACCCGAACGTGTCACGATGTCAGTACCGTAGGCGGTCGGGTCGAGCCCCGTAAAAACAGAGCGCACGCCGGATGATGATCTTCCCTTTCGCTCACCCTGTCTTTTGGAGTCTACGATGGCTGACGCCCCGATTACCTATTCCTCGCTTTCTGACCTCACCGTTGCCTCGACCCTTGCGGCCGAGCTGCAGCTCAAACTTGGCGACCGCGCCAGCCTGATGAACCATCCGGCGATCGCCTACGTGGGTGACGTTGCCGGGTCTGGTTCTGCGGTCAAGAAGGTCGGTATCGTTGGCAAGGGCCTCGATGCCATGAGCGCAGTTGCAGACGGCAGTTCTGCTGAATCCATCGCTCTCACCAACGCGAACGTCTCGATCACCGTGGCACGCCAGACGCTTTACCGTGGGGTGACCGACCTCGCTGGTCAGACCTGGGCAAGCGTCGGCGACCTCGTGACTTGGTGTGCCGAGGACATGGTGGGCGCTGCTACCTTGCGCGCACAGACCATGATCTGCGCCGCTGGTGGCGCCTTCTCGACCAGCGTCGGTACTTCGGGCGCTGCCTTGACCGTCACCAACATCTTCAGCGCGATTGCCGCGTTGGAAGCCGTTAGCGCGCCCGGCCCGTTCCTTGCCGTCGTCAGCCCCAAGCAGCTTAGCGACTTCCAGTCGTCTTTGCGCTCGGAGACTGGCGCGCTGCAATGGATTCCGGCTACCGCCGATCTGCTCGCGATCAAGGGTCAGGGCTTCGCCGGTACCTACCTCGGTATCGACTTCTTCGTGTCGTCCAAGTGCGCGACCTCCGGCTCTGATAAGCTCGGATTCATCATGTCCTACGGCGCGATTGGCTACGCTGACGGTACCCCCGCTCCCATCATGGGCAGCGGTGGCGTTATCTACCCGATGGGGACGAAGATGTACGTCGAAATGGGCCGCACTCCCGAAGCCGCGCTCAGCAAGATCGTCGGCAACTACTACGTCGGATTCGCCGAGCTGCAGGACGGCATGGGCGTCCAGCTCACGACTCGCGCTTCCTAATCATCCCCCAGCCTGACCGGTGTCACAGCCGGTCGGGCTCTCCCTCCCTCTCACTACAGGCTATCGACACATGGCACTCGTAAACCAATACAGCCCAAAGTCTTACAGCGCCGCAACTGCGAGCGCGTCAGGCCTTGCGCTAAACCCTTCCGACTACCCTGACTTCCGGCTGATGTATCACCCGAAGCGGTGGGCCTTTCACATGACCGACGACGGCACTTCCGGCGAATGGCTGCCGAACCTTGCGCCTCTGATGTTCACGCCGGGTGTCTCCAACGTCGACAAAGACGGCGATGTATCAATGGCATTTGCGGAAAAGATGCGCAAGGGCTGGATCATCGTCGAACCTGCCAGCGACTACATCGCGGCCTACGACGGCCGGCCGTTTCCAAGCGGCAAGGTGCCGACCATCTACCTGCCTATCTGGATGGTACCGACTCCTCTCGGTAACGAGGTGCGCGTCAAGTACGACAAAGAAACGCACCATCAGTTTTTGCGCGACCTCGTAGCAAGCGGCCGGCTCCCCAGCCTTGACCCCGACGCGGCCGAGATCATCCGCAACCGAATCCAAGATGAGCACGACCGGGACGACGGCGACGCCTCGGGCGACGGCAAGGCAGCGCGCCGAGCTGCGCAGGCGGCGAAAGTGCTTGCGGCGATGGATACCGTCGAGGTCGCGCCCCCAGCAAAGCCGGCGAAGCGGTCTACCCGAGGCGCTGCATCATGAACGAAGCCGATGTGCGCCGCGCAAAGGATGGGCTTGCCCGCAAGGCCTACGAGCAAGGCGGGGCCGATGCTGTCAAGAAGTCTGAAAAGCTGCGCGAAAGCGCGGTAAAAGACATGATCCGAATCAAAAACAACAAGTAGGAGTATCATCATGGCTACCCCCGAAAAGACCTCGCAGTTTCGCAGCGCTGTCGGCTACACCGGCCTCGTCGTCAAAGATAGCGCCGACGCATCTGACGGCACCCTGCTTGGCGGGCACATTGTCCACGCCGGTATGATCACCCCTCCGGGTGCATCTACTGCGGCGCTTGGCTCGGACTCGACTGGCGCCGCGGTTCTTCCTGCTGCGACGGGTTCTTTTTACCCGACTACTGCGGCTGACGACACGAAAGGTGTGCGCATCAACGCGGCCGATCGCGTCGACGGCAAGATGCTCTTTATCGGCAACGGCGTGTCGAATAAAATCCTCAAGGTCTACCCTCCGACCGGTGGCACCATCAACGGCGCAACGGCCGATGCGGCCTTCTCGTCTACGAGCGGGCGCGGTGTGCATCTGATCTGCCTGTCCAGCTCGTCGAACACTTGGGCCGGGTTCTAAGCAGTGTCCGGTAGCGAGACAATCTACACAGCACGCCTCATCGGCCCCGAGATCCTCGAGGCCGGTCGGGACAATGTTGTGTCGTGTCCCGTCTACAACAACGGCGCGGTCGTGACTCCCTCGGCCGGCACGCTGACGATCTACAACTCGCAGAATGTCGCAGTCTCTGCGGGCTCCGTGACTGTCGTCGGAGGTGTCGCTCAGGCTACCGTCACGGCGTCCGCTCTGTCTGCCTACCAGCCGGGCGACGGATGGCGGTTTGAATGGGCGCTGACGATCTCATCGGTGGTCTACACCTTCCGCCGCGATGGCTCGCTTGTGTATCGCCGTCTCTACCCGGTAGTGACTGACGTTGACCTGATGCGCAGTCATACCGACCTCGCGCGTCGGATGCCGTCTACCGAGGCGAGCTATCAGGACTACCTCGACGAAGCATGGGCGCGCATCGAAAGCCAGCTCATCAATACGGGCAAGCGGCCCTGGCTAATCATGGCTCCTTCGGCGCTGCGAGACGTGCATGTGTATCAGACCCTTGTCCTGATTTTCCGCGACTTCGCGACGGCCGGGCCTCAGACGGCTGAATGGGAAATGATGCTGCACTACGAGGCGCTCTTAGAGCGCGCCTATGGTGTGCTGACGTACCCGCAATGCGAGCCTACGACGGGCAAGGCCGAAGGCGCTGCCGGCGCACGTACCAGCCCGACGGGTACGATGTGGGCAGGTAGCCGCCGTAACGGCGGGTGGTGGGTATGAGCGCGGCGACGGTACGCGCCCAGCTCGCAGCGCATCTGGCGACCGGCTACGGCCTTACCCGCGAGAGCCCCGAGCCCGTTGCTTTCATGCGCTCGGCAAGTCGTAGCCCGGTGCATCTGGAGTTTGGGTGTAGCGTCGACAGCACGCAGCCCATCGACGGCCGCAAAGACCTCGTATCGAGCGAGGTGCATGTATTAATCGCGTATCAGCTTCCGCCTAAAGACCGCGTGGCCGGCTATGACTCGATGCTCGCGCTTGACACGGCTATCACCGACGCGGTGCAGCTAAGCGCCTGGAGCAACGGGCCTCGGCTTGCAAGTTTCGTCTGGCGCAACACATCTCGGACTGCCGGGGTAGATGGTTGGCTCTGGATAGACCAGACGTATACAGCACTTCACCTTCTTGCTTAGGAGCTTCACATGGCTACAATCGCATCTACTCCCATTGTCGCCGCTGATGGCGTCCTAACGATCAAAGACGGCGCGGGTACTCCGCTGTCCTACACGGTCGCCTACGACATGGGCGATTTCAAGATTGGCGGGCTGAACGTCTCCAACAAAGAGTCGCTGAACTTCTACGCGCGCGGCGTGTTCTTTGGCGCTCGCGACATCAAGAGCAAAGAGTTCACTTTCAGCTTCACCGCGCACCTTATTGGCCTGCTCGGCGAAACCGGCGCACCGACGATCAACGACGTCATCCTCCGTAAGAAAGACTGGGTCGCTGCTACCTCGACGTTGCCGACCGCTGCCGGTGACACGTTTCACCATACGATCCTCTGGACTGTCGAGCGCAGCAACCTCGGCGCTACCACCGATGATACTTTCACGCTGAAGTATTGCGAGCTGTCGGTTGACTGGGCCGAAGGCGACGGGTCTACCGTTACCATCAACGGCGTGGCGAAGATGTACTCTACCGATGGCATGACCATCACCTAAAGGATCGTGACACATGGGCGACACCCCTACGTCTATTGAGCTGCTTGGGAAAGCCGAGCGCATCGTCATCCCCGAGGACTACGCGCTGCTCGAGGAGCTATTTGCCGCGGCGAACGGTTCCAGCGGTACGCGCTTGCTACGCGCCTACGCTGCGATGATCGGGCTTTGCTGCCCGGCTGTCGGGCGCATGTCGAAGGCAAGCTACAGCGCGCACGGCTACGACGCTATCGGCTACGGTCGGCAGGTCTATAGCTGGCTGCATGACCAGAAAGTGACCATCGCCGAGGTCTCGGCAGCGGGCGCGGTGCTCTACCCGTTAATCCTGCTTGCGGCGTTTCCTCGCGCCGATGAGGTATCCGAAGCCGTGGGAAAATAGGCGGCGCTCGGGGCGCGCTGAACCTCGCAGCGTTGCGTATCTCCCTCCGATACGGTCAGGGCGATAT